CCATAACTGACATCTAGCACACAGTATGCTGACCTCAAAGTACAATGTCAATACTAAGATTATACATACTGCGGTCCGTAACCATTCACCCGTGGGCCGCGAATCCATGTTGAGTTACAGCTATACAACACTTCATCTTTACCTCCAAATAACCAAAAACAAGCAAAAACGGTTATTGAAGCACCGGGGGGCCGAGGATGCGTCACAATATACCCTAGCTTACAGGGGTGACGTGGCCTTCACCTCAGGGACGGAACGAACGTCCCACCAGGCTCTCGATCCAAAGGTATGGGCACTCTGGACCTCTGAAGAATAAGGCGGACTGGCGTGTTACAAGAAGTATGGCGACTATCCTGCAACATCGCGCCCTCACTTAAGAGGGTTACTACGGGCCCGGGTTCCCGCTGTCCAGGTAGGAAGTTAGTAAACAACTAACTTACCATCGGTTATCATATTACGAAAACATGCATAATACGACCACCAATCCATACTCGTTCTAGCTGGGTCATGCTATGTATGGTACAACCCAAGATGTCAATCTTGGTTCTGGACGTGTCCTTCTCAACCCTACCGCACGGTAGAGCCACACGACTTTAATTGGCAAGTTCACCGAAGCTCAGTGAACTGCGTGCACCTAATTAAAATGTTTAGTGACTACTCGAAATAACTCAACTTCCGAAACCAAGTAATCTCTTGATTTCGTTGTTGATTTTCGAGCTCCGTACAAAAGTCGTTATACGTGATACCACGCAAAATACCTAACGACTCAAGGATTGCTTTCTCACGAACAAAATCTGGCGCCTCAATATTTAACTTACTCAAATCATCAACCCCTAATCTTCGCATGTCTTCATCTGACATAACCACATCAGGGGTGAGTTCATCGGACCAGCGCTTAAACATTTGCGCAACGGTAGGTAATTTGTGAAGCGCAAGGCTATAGGAGCGAAATTTGGACGCCGCCACACTGCTCGAATCCACTCCAGCAATATTTGAAGTAGTTATCGCAGCGGCATCTATATTTCTTAAGAAGTCTGGAACCGCCCAATCAGGCTCAATACAGCCATTCACAATCGGGACTTTCCAGCCCGCAAATTCAAAGACCTTTGTGCGGACAAACATCTTCATGTTAAAACCGCAACGATCCCAGAAACTGCGAACATCCTCCTCCTCTTCCGGAGTGAGGGGTGGGCAAATTGAATTACCCGTGTCATCTCCC